TGGGCAAATGCTAGACAATCCAGTTTCTAAGTACGGCGGGTCTGGGTACATACGAGACGCGATCAATAATCGCATCTGGGCGTCGGACGATAAAGTTGTAAATTCAATATATGAAACTTTAGAGCGTGCTGGTCGGTCGGGCAATCCGAGGCTTGTATACACGTCCATGGGTGGTCAGGCGTCTGACTTTGCGACTGATGATTTGATGCGCCAATATTTGCGCAACGTAGACATTGATCCAAAATTGCGCCGCACATTGGCTGAAAAGTTAGTGGCCTCAAAAGATTTTACAGATCAAGATTTCTCGTTGTTTAATCTAGTAGCTGGCGGTGGCGGCCGTCGAAACATGAGAAACCTTTTAGACGGCGTCGAAATGGACTTCGATAACCTGAACGGGTCAAACCGTCGGGCAATTTGGCAGGCTATAGATAGCGCAGAGTTCCGTGACGCTGGCATCCCTATGGGCGAGGCTCGGATTGCATTGACCGACCCTGACTTACTGTACGCAAACCCGTTTGATACTGGACTTAATATTGGGCGCCCAACACTAGGTGCGGGTGTTCAACAAGATTCTATTCACCCTATATATCCAAGAGGTATTTTAGGTGAATACGACGGCAGCTTAGAAGTGCAGATACCTGCAGCGATTACATTCAGAGACTTTATGAATGCCCGCCGAGGTTATACCGACGGCTTCAAGTACACTGCACCATCTGGCGATCAGCGTTCATTTATGATGAGCCACACAAACTTAATTCAACCAGCCGACCAGCAAATGATCGATGAAATCGGTCTGTTCAACGAATACTGGCGCAAGTTCAATCAGTAGGAATAAGCATGGACTACGAAACAAATGAAATGGCGCTTGCACTGCAGGCCGAGCTAAACCCAAACCAAATGGATGACGACGAGCTGCAGGGTATCGTTGGCAAGGAGTTTGAGGACGCCCAAGATTATATCGATAATTATATTAGCCCAGTACGTGCTGCCGCGACCAAATATTACCGAGGCGAGCTATTTGGCGACGAAGAAGAAGGCCGCAGCCAAGTTGTATCGATGGACGTACGGGATACCGTACAGGCGATCATGCCCTCCCTCATGCGAATATTCCATGGCAACGAGCGCACTGTCGAATATGTCCCACAGGGTCCAGAGGATGTTGCGGCGGCTAAGCAGGCGACAGATTATGCAAACTACGTGATTAATCGCGACAACAATGGTTTCCTGCATATGCACGCAGCATTTAAAGATGCGCTGATCCGTAAGGCGGGCATCCTGAAGTGCTACTGGGATGACCAGACAAAATTTGAAACACATGACTTTACTGGCATCGATGACACTGCCCTGAACGCCTTGATGGCCGATCCTAGCGCAGATGTTGAGATCGTGCAGACAGAGATGGTGGGCGAGCCACAGCTTGACCCAGTGAGCGGCCAGATCATTCCGCCGCCTGCGGTACACGCAGCCCGCGTTACTTACACGCACCCAGATGGCCGTGTGAAGTTGGAAGCGGTCCCACCAGAAGAGTTCATGATTTCGCGTGAGGCGAAGTCGTTAGAGGATTCAGGATATATCGCGCACCGCCGTATCGTTACCGTGTCCGAGCTTGTTGCGATGGGCTACGAGTTCGATGAAGTGTCTGATTTAGGCGCGGCATACGATGACATGGAAACCAATGTCGAGCGGACAACGCGTAACCGTGCGCTAAACAACGAGATGAACGAGCGCACCGATCCTGCGATGAAAAAGGTTTTGTACGTCGAAAACTATATTCGCGTTGATTACGACGGTGACGGGATCGCAGAATTGCGTAAAATCTGTACCGGCGGTGACGGGTATAAAATTTTAATGAACGAGCCTATCGATATGGTCCCGTTCGCAGTGTTCTGCCCTGATCCAGAGGCCCACGACTTCTTTGGCCTATCTGTCGCAGATACCATCATGGACATCCAACGCATCAAGTCATCAATCATGCGTAACACACTGGACAGCTTGTCCATGTCAATTCACCCACGCATTGCGGTGACTGAGGGCATGGTAAATATCGAGGACGTTATGAACACCGAAGTCGGTGCAATTATTCGTCAGCGTTCCGCCGGTCAGGTGCAGCCACTGTCGATGCCATTTGTTGGCCGCGAGGCTTTCCCAGTGTTGCAGTATATGGATGAGTTGAAAGAGGCCCGCACAGGCATCTCAAAGGCGTCTGCAGGCTTGGATGCAGGTGCGCTGCAGTCATCAACCGCAGCGGCAGTAAATGCCACTGTGAGCGCCGCTCAGCAACACATTGAGCTGATTGCCCGTATCTTCGCTGAAACAGGTATGAAACAGCTTTACAAAATTGTGTTGCACCTAATCATCAAACATCAGGATCGTCCTCGCATGGTTCGTCTGGCAAATGAATTTGTCCCGATTGATCCTGCGGTGTGGAATTCTAATATGGACGTTATCGTTAATGTCGCACTTGGTCGGGGTTCAGACACTGAGCGCATGATGATGATGCGCCAAATCGGCGAGATGCAAAAAGAGGCAATCATGCAGATGGGTCCAGTCAATCCGCTAACTGACATGAACAAGCTGGCGAACACGTTGAAGTCAATGGCTGAGCTTGCAGGCTTTAAGGATGCATCGCAGTTCTGGTCAAACCCTGCAGAGTTTACACCTCCACCAAAAGAGGACAAGCCAGACATCAACGAGCAGCTTATTGGCGTCCAAATCCAGCAGATCGAAGCAGACATTCAAAAGAAAGCTGCCGAGCTTGAGCTTGAGCGTCAAAAAATGATCATGGAAGATGACCGTAAGCGCGACGAGCTGGATGCAGATTTGTATGTAAAATCTGAAGAGCTGATGGCTAAGTATGGCACGCAGCTCAACGTCGAAAAAATACGATCTGAGCTGGCCATAAATCGGGAAGTTATGAAGGCGCAGGCCGACGTCATAAAAAGTGGAATAGATGGTGAAGAGTAAACAACAAATCATAGACGACGGGCAGGAGGCTGCCCGTCTTTTACGTGATACAGATTTCAACAGATTTATGGATGAAATCGAGCAGGATTGCTGGGAGGAGTTTAAGTCAACGAACACCGGCGATACGAATGTCCGTGAGGGCATTTACATGAAACTGCGCGGCGTACAGTCAGTGCGACAAAAGCTGCGCTCAATGGAAGATAATGCGAGTATTGAAAAAAAGTTAAAATAATCGCATAATATGGAGATATAGCATGTCAGAAGCCAATACCCCGCTAGGGACTGATCTGAACGTAGCACAAAATGCCATCAGAGACTTGATGCGCCCCAAAGAGGATAACGCGACAGAAACTGAGGCGCTTGAGGTGGAGGCCGTTGAGGCTGACGCCGAAATGCCAGAAGACGCTGAAGAGTACTCTGAAGAGTACGAATTGGGGTACGATGGCGATCTTGAAGAAGAAGGCGAAACCGAAACTGAAGAGTTTGAAGACGCATCTTTCGACATACTTTCGGCTAAAGTCGAAGTAGATGGAGAAGAGATTACCGTTGACGAACTTCGACGCGGAAACCTGAGACATCGAGATTACACACGCAAGACCCAAGAGTTGGCCGAAGCTCGTAAAGAGATGGAGGCTCAATTTCATGAGATCGAGCGTGAACGTGCTCAATATGCACAAATGTTGCCTGCGTTGCAGGAGCGTTTGATGCAGCCGGCAGAACAAGAACCTGATTGGGACACCCTGTACGATACAGACCCCACGATGGCAGCGAAGGCAGAAAGGCAATGGAGAAAGCAGCAAGAAGAGCGCGCAGCTCAACTTGAAGCGGTCCAAGCAGAGCGCCAACGTATGGCTCAAATAGAGCAACAACGTATGGAGCAAATGCAAGCTCGTTACTTTGACGAACAACGTCAAATACTGCCTGAAATCATTCCTGAATGGCGTGACGGTAAAGTCGCGGCAAAAGAGGCAAAAGACATTAGAGGATTTCTTCTGAACGAAGGTTTCTCAGAGCAAGATGTCAACGGCCTACAGAATGCAACGCTGGTGAAGTTGGCGAGAAAAGCGATGATGTATGAGAAGGGTCAGACACGCGCAACCGAGGCAAAGAAAAAGCCGAGGACGCAAAAGGCCAAGACACTCAAAGCTGGTTCTCGTGGATCACAAGTTAAACCGCGCACAGAGCAACAACAAGCGCTACAGCGCGCACGTCAAACTGGCCGCGTGCAAGATGCAGCGGCTGCAATTAAATCGTTACTCTAGGAGGCCATTATGGCAATCGTAGCAAATACTTTCACGAGCTTTGACTCAGTCGGAATTCGTGAAGAGCTTTCGAATATTATTTCGAATATATCGCCTGAAACAACTCCGTTCCAATCTAACATTGGTTCAGAAAATGTTTCTAACACTTACTTTGAATGGCAGACTGATTCGCTTGCCTCAACAAGCACCACAGGGGTACTTGATGGGGACGATGTTGCGTCATTCGACAGCACAGGTGCAACCACTCGCGTCGGCAACTATACTCATATTCGCCGCCGTAGCTTGATCATCGCGGACAACCTTGGCGCACAAGATGCCGCAGGCCGCAATGATGAGTTGGCATATCAAGTTGCTAAGCGCGGTAAAGAGCTTCGCCGCGATATTGAGGCAACTCTTCTTGACAATAATGCTCAAGTAGCCGGCTCTTCAACAGTTGCACGCGAAACAGCGGGTCTACCTGCATGGATCGCGACAAACACTGTTAAGCAGACAGGTGGTACACCAGCGGGCGCAGACCCAACTGGCGACGGTACAGACGCGCGTACAGATGACTCTGTGCCAGCGGCATTCACAGAAACTATGTTGAAGACCGCGATGCAATCTGCATACGACAACGGCGGTGAGCCAACTATCTTGATGGTTGGATCGTTTAACAAAACTAAGGTTTCTGGTTTTGCAGGTATCGCAGCACAGCGTTACCAAGCGCCGTCTGACTCTCCAACAACCATTATCGGAACGGCTGATGTCTATATGTCAGATTTTGGGACCTTGAGCTGTATTCCCAACAGATTTCAGCGAGCACGTGATGCTTTTCTACTGGACCCAGAGTATGCGTCAGTATGCTACCTACGTCCGATCAATGTTGTTGATCTCGCTAAAACAGGCGATGCCGAGAAAAAAATGTGCATCGCTGAATTTGGCCTTAAGGTAACTAACGAGGCTGCACACGCAGGCATCTTCGACCTTACAACATCATAAGTCTAGCGGGGCGGCTTCGGTCGCCCCACTTCTTTGGAGGGATAGATGGGAAATAAACGAATTTTTGATCGCGATCCTACCGTCGGCACTACCACTTATTGGCACGTTACTGACAAGGGAGAGTACGTGGTCGAGACGGTGCAGGACGTTACAGCTATCGCGAATGCGAATAAGCGAGCCTACAACGATACGCCTAATAAATACGGGGACGTCAACAAGGTGGCGTCAATACCTCTTTCAGTGTATTATGAGTTAAAGCGCAAGGGAATTGCGGATGATCCCGTTGCCTTGAAAAGATGGTTGAACGACGGGGACAACCGAGTGTTTAGAACAAGGGCGGGCACGCTGTGAGCATTACAACCTACGACGAGTTGAAGTCATCAATCGCAGATTTCTTGAATCGTGACGATTTGACTACAGTTATTCCAACATTCATTTCACTAGCAGAAGCAGATATGAATCGTCAGGTGCGCCACTGGCGTATGGAAGATCGAGCCGTCGCTTTATTAGATACACGATACACAGCACTACCAACAGACTTTATTGAGGCCTTGCGCGTCATGATAACTAGCCCAAGCATTAAGCGCCTTGAGCTGATTACGAATAGCGAATTGATGGATAAGCGCGCCCTAACTGATGTTGCTGCGACGCCACGTTTTTACACCATCACAGATGGTGCTTTTGAAGTTTATCCAGAACCCGACCAAGATTACGACTTGGAGATTGTTTACTACGAGCAGTTAAAAGCTCTGTCAGCGGCAAACGCAAGTAACTGGATGCTGCAGTACCATCCAGACGCATACCTTTACGGGGCGCTGTCGCACGCGGCTCCATACTTAGGTGAGGACCAGCGTGTGACCGTTTGGGCCTCATTGTATAAAAATGCAATTAGTGGTATAAATCTTGAAGATGATAAAGCCAAGGCGAGCGGCGCAGGCCACCGCATGAGAATTAGGAGCTTCTAAATATGGCAAGTTTTACAAAGGTAAATGACTTTGTGGTGAACCTAGCAAACGCTATGGATTTAGACGCAGACACATTGACGGTCGCGCTTACAAACACAGACCCAACATCAGGGACAGATGTTACAGCAGACGGTAACGGTGTTTTGGCGAACATTACTGAGATCAGCTACACAAACCTGTCTGGTCGTGATCTGGCAAACGTAACATCAACGCAGACTAGCGGCACATACAAGCTATCAGCGGATGACAAGGTTTTAACTGCATCGGGCGGTTCAGTGGCGGCATTTCGCTACGTTGTGATTTACAACGACACTGTTACATCCCCAGCAGACCCAGTGATTGGTTACTACGACTACGGATCATCTTTGACCCTTAACGATGGTGACACATTCACAATCGACATCGGGACAAACGGTATCCTGACACTAGCATAACGGAGGGTCATCATGGCTAAACTTTTCAACAGGGCCAAGATGACAACATCCACAACGGGTAGTGGAACTGTAACCCTGTCTGGCGCGGCTGGCGGGTTTCAGTCTTTTGCTGATGCGGGTGTGTCTGATGGTGACGTAGTACAATACTTGATTGAGGAAGGTTCTGCGTGGGAAATTGGCACAGGTACATATTCCGCGTCAGGAACATCCTTAACACGAACACCTAGCGAAAGCAGCAATAGCGGAGCGGCAGTTTCACTTGGCGGCACAGCTTATGTTGCAATCACTGCGGTAGCGGCAGACATGAACCGCTTGCAAAATGCAGGGTCTGACATTGTTACGGTGTCGGCATCGGGCGCAGCGGTGACAGGTAACATCACGGTCACAGGCACAGTCGATGGGCGTGATGTTGCGGCAGACGGAACAAAGCTAGACGCTATCGAAGCATCAGCGGATGTTACGGATGCAGCAAATGTTGATCCGCTAGTTGATGCACACTTAAACACATCTACAGCCGCTTCAGGTGAATACTTATCTTGGAATGGCTCAGATTATGATTGGACCGCCGCCGCTACATCTGGAATTGATGATAACGCTACTTCTACAGCGGTGACGATAGATAGTTCTGGAAGGGTAGGGATTGGGACGACTTCGCCTAGTTCCTACAATGCAAATGTTGATGACCTTGTTGTTTATAATTCAGCAAGTGGCGGAATTACCATTGCGACAGGAACATCCTCACAAGGAGGTTTAGCTTTTGCAGATGGCACAAGCGGTGGCTCTCCCATTATGGGCAGAGTTAGATACGACCATAGCAACAACACAATGGGTTTTCGTGTAAACAACGCAGAGGCTATGTCTATCAGTTCTACAGGTGTTACTGCCACAGGAAACGTCACAGCTTATTCAGATGAGCGTCTCAAAGACAATGTGTCTATTATAGACAATGCTTTAAATAAAGTGTCTGTAATTAGAGGCGTAACCTACAACCGTAACGACATTGAAGATGCCCCGCGTCATGCTGGTGTCATTGCGCAAGAGGTTGAAAAGGTTTTACCAGAGGTTATTCAGACAAATGACGACGGCATTAAGACGGTTGCTTATGGCAACATGGTCGGCCTACTCATCGAAGCAATCAAAGAACTGAAAGCTGAAATTGAGGAGCTAAAGAATGGCTCTACAAAGTAGTGGCGCAATATCGTTGAACGAAATTCACGTTGAGGCAGGTGGTTCTAGCGGCACTCAGGCATCTCTTAATGACGCAGACATCCGTGATATGATCGGCAAAACATCTGGTGCGCAAAACTCTTTCTCAGAGTACTATGGTGCATCTGCTGGTGTTAGTGCTACAGGTGGAAGCGTTTATACGTCAGGCGGCTATACATATCACAAATTTACGTCATCAGGCACCTTTGCCGTATCAAGTGAAGGTGATGTTGATTGGCTAATCATCGCTGGCGGTGCGGCTGGTGGTCGCGGATATTATGGCGGCGGTGGCGGTGCTGGAGGGATGTTTAGTGGTACGGCAACGGTCTCAGCGCAAAATTACAGCATAGTTGTCGGCGCAGGGGGTGCTGGCGATAATAACGGGTATACCTCTGGCGCAAATGGCAGTAATTCAAGCGCATTTGGTAACACCGCAATCGGTGGCGGCGGCGGGGGGACATACACCCAAACGAATGGCGTTTCTGGTGGTTCAGGCGGCGGCGGTTCGGGATATGGGCGGTCTGGCGGCAGCGGGACATCGGGCCAAGGGAATGCGGGCGCAAGTGGTGGCCCGTACAATTCAGGTCGCTCAGGTGGCGGCGGCGGCAAGGGTTCATCAGGTTCAACAGGGCCAAACACCACGACCGGTGGTACGGGTGGTGCTGGTTCTAATGCATTTAGCACATGGGCAAGTGCAACGTCATCGGGCGACAGTGGATATTATGCGTCTGGAGGCACAGGTGGTTCGTCGTCATCTACAGCGGCGCAATCTGGCGGTGGAGGTGCTGGATCGTCAAATGCTACAGCCAATACGGGCGGCGGTGGCGGCGGCCAATATGGACTAACAACGAAAGCAAGTGGCGGCTCAGGGATTGTGATTATTAGATATGAAGCATGATAGATTCCGCGAAATAAAGTTAAAACACACAAAAAATGGGTTACCATTCTTTGTAATGGACAACTTTTTCAACCAAAATGAAGTTCATGAAATGTTAGATGAACTAGACTTTATGAGAAAAAGCTTTCGCACACCAGATGACACTTATGGGGCAAAAGATAATGACGGTGAGTATATAAAGAAGAACATGGGCATCATGCACCATGAGTTTTATCATAGCCCAAATCTTTCACCAATTTATCGTATCACGCGACAATATTTCGAAAGCGAATTACTTGACCCTATGAAAGAACAGGCTTGGTTCTTGAGGTATATTGACCCAGAATTAGGCGCATTCGATAGTTTGCAAATGCTGTATTATGAAAATAGTGACAAGTATGACGCGCACAAAGATGCGGCAGTCGCAACCTTTTTGTGTTGGCTGTATCGCGAGCCAAAATCATTCAGTGGCGGCGATCTTATTATAGAGCATGACGCAAAGATTGAATGCAAGAGCAATCGTGTGGTAGTATTCCCATCAATAGCTTGGCATCAAGTTACTGAACTGTCGATGTCCGAAGATGCATTGGACGGATATGGTAGATATTGCATCTCTAATTTTTTGCATATCAAGGCATTATGAAGGTGAAGAAATGGGTCATTATGCGAAAGTTTTAGACGGAAAGGTCGTGCAAGTAATCGTAGCGGAAGCCGATTTTTTCGACACCTTTGATGACGATAGTGCGGCGACATGGGTTCAAACCAGTTATAACACACATGAAAACACGCATTTATTGGGCGGCACGCCGTTGCGAGGAAACTATGCGGGTATTGGGTACATATACGACGAAACAAATGATGTATTTTACCCGCCGCAACCTCATGCGTCATGGACGCTGAACACATCGAAATGGGCATGGGAGCCACCTATTCCACGGCCTGATGATGAAGACCCAGCGGCTGACCCGCCTATCATATATGAATGGGATGAAAGCGCATATCAGGCTGATAATACAGCAGGATGGGTACAATACAGCACCTAGTTAATAAGGTAAATTAAAATGTTAGGATTAAGCGCAGTTGCAGCACTACCACTAGGTGACGCCAGAGGTGTGCCCTATGTAATGTCCGTCACGAACGGGACTTACGCGCTAAGTATGCAAGGCGCAGCTAAGCTAATCACCGACATTTATCCAAGCGGCACATTTACAGTAAATGGTCAAGCTGTGACTCTTTCAGCGCAGCGACCGTTTCAAGTGGATGCAGGGTCGTTCACAGTAAGTGGTCAGGATGTTGGACTTGACTATGGTTTTGGTATTGTTGTCGATAGCGGCAGTTACACGCTAACGGGTCAAACCTTAGTCTTTGATACTGGGTTTGGCATTGTCGCTGATAGCGCATCGTACACGCTCACTGAGCAAGACATAAACATAGGCATATCAATGAACGCCCTTAATGGGTCGTTTACTGTCACAGGGCAGAACATTCTCAAAGGCATTAGCGAAGCGTTTGACGAAGGTACGTTTAGCATAACAGGTCGAGATGCAGATTTCACTGTTCAACGTTTGTTTATTATAGACAGTGGCTCTTATACGGTAACGGGATACGACTTAAAGTTTCGTGGGTTCTTCAGTCCTTACGTGCCGCCTGAAATATGGACGGAAGTTGCCTAACATGCTATCGTGCATAACAAAGGATTGAAACATGGCTATTACAATAACAAAACCAACCGTGAACGGCTCCAACAATACATGGGGTACAACCATTAACAATGCGCTAGACACTGTGGTGGGCGCCGTTAATGGGACATCTGGAACTATCTCGCCAGATTTAAGTACCCTTACGATTAATGGGACAGATGTAACCTCAACAGCGGAAGAATTAAATTTACTAGATGGATCAGTTGCTGAGACAGTAGTTAATAATAAGGCAGTTATTTATGGCGATGCAGGTGAAGTTGCGGCGACAACATTAGTTGCCACAACGGTTGATTTAGGCGATTGGACAATTACTCAATCAGGCACAGAGCTGCACTTTAGCTACGATGGCGCCGTTCAATTTAAACTAACAAGCACTGGTACACTAAAAGCGAATGATGATGTTCAAGCAGAGGCATTCTAATGGCCTTACAAAGTTCTGGTAAGATTACGCTAAAAGAGATTGCCGCTGAGTTTGGCGGCACCGCGCCTCATGGGCTAAAAGAGTATTATGATGCGGCTACTGGCATTCCATCTAGCGGCGTTATAGGCATTAAAGACTTTTACGGTGCCAGTAATATCTACAATTTAGAAGATGAAGTAACGCCTACGATGATAAACGGTCAGAAAACGCTGCAAGAAATTACTATCTCTGACTATATTAGCTCAGGAGAAATATTTGAAATTCCTTCTGATTGGTGGATTTTCTCTGACAACACATCAAACCCAGCCATGTTGGTGGATATTGCTTGCACTATTATAAATAACGGAAAAGTTATTGGCAAAGGTGGGAATGGCGGTTCTGGCTCTGCGGGAAGTAGGACAGCTTATGCTGCGGGGCATGCCATATCTATTACGGCTACTGGCGTAACTATTACAAATAAATCTGGCGCTTACATCGCAGGAGGTGGCGGTGGTGGCGCAGGTACTGCAGGTGGCGGTGGCGCAGGTGGGGGTAATGGTTCTGTTGGCCCAATCAATAGCCCCGCTGGTGGTACTGGTGGCGTTGTGAACGCAAGCGGCGCTAACGGCTCAGGCGCTAATGCTGGTAATGGGGGTACTGCTGGTGGTACTGGTGGTGGTTACACACAGAACCCTTATACGGGTGGTGGAGCAGGCGGCGGTGGCCGTATACTTCCGGGCTCTACGACTTATCCTAACGGTGTTTCCGCTGGGCCAAATAGTTACTTTGGTGGTTCAGGCGGCGGTCCAAACCAAGCAGGGGATGTAGCGCAAGCGTCAGGTTTAGGCTATGCTCATGGTGGCGGTGGATGGGGAGCCAAGGGTGGTAACGCTACTTATGGTGGTGCGGCAGGTAAGGCGGTAAGCACATCGCAAAGTTATACTCTTACTAACTCTGGCACTATGTATGGAGCATCGTGATGCCGACAATACCTTTTGTATACTGTGATAGAGAGTATCAGACGCAGCAAGAGTTGAATAATGCTGTATCGTCACAAAAAAGTAGATTGGATAATAACCCCACAGATTGGTGTGCCGTTAAGGAAGTCACGCAAAACTCTGACGGAAGCTGGCAGATGCCTGCTGAGCAGCTTAGTGACGCGAGCATATTAAACTTAGATGCTAGTAAAACGTATTCTTTTGCCACGGATGTTACAGGTGAATTTGCAGTAGGGTTATCCGCCGAGGAAGTGTCAAGCAAAGTGAATGAAGTCAGGACAACTTATGCAAGACTGTTAAAGGTGAATAGCGTTTTTGTAGACGTGAACTGGGATCAGCTAGGGACTGAGGTTGTCGAAGAGCCGACAGTACAAGATATGAGTGGGTATGTAACGCCATGACATTAGTACCTTTAGACATACCCGCGGGCTTCCATGGAAATGGCACCGACCTTGAAGAAAGTAACAAGTGGATTGACGGTAGTTTAGTCCGCTGGCTAGACGGATCATTACGTCCGATTGGCGGGTGGCGTCAGCGTGTTGATAGTGTGACGTCTTCAACTGTCCGTGGAATGCACTCATGGCAAGCTAATGACAACACGGCGTGGATGGCGTGTGGCTCATATAGAGAGTTGAAAACCATAAACGGTGGCGGCGATATTTACGACATAACTCCTGATGATTTAGTCGCGGGTCGAGAAGATGGAGCGGCAGGCACTGGATATGGTAATGGTAGGTTTGGCGTCGGCCTGTTCGGTGTTCCTATCGCGACAGAAGATGACACTATCCCCTTGCCTGCGACAACTTGGGATATAACCAATTTTGGCGAAGTAATGATTGCGTGCAGCGTGGATGACGGAACCATATGGGAGTGGGATTTAACGACTACAATCGGCTCCGAGTTAGTCGTGACAGGTGACTTCGCCACAGACACTGATTGGACTAAAGGTGTAAACTGGTCAATCTCAGGTGGCGTTGCAGAATACCAGCAAAACATTAAGACGTTTGATGCCGACGACGTGGCAGAGATAGACTACTCCACTGACACAATCACGATCACAGCACACGGATTTAGCGACGGAGACGAGGTGACCTACACGGCGCCTGCCGCGCCTGCAACGGCTGTGGGTGGTCTTGCGACTGCGACTAATTATTTTGTCGTAGGGTCAACGGCCAACACGATCCAGCTTGCGGCAACCTCTGGCGGCGCTGCAATCGATCTGACGCAGAACGCATTGACGTTTGATGGCGATGACGCGACTGTTGTTGATGTTGCAAATGATAAAATTGTCGACACAAATACATTCACTACTGGCGACTATGTGACGTATAGCAACGGCGGCGACGTAGATATCGGCGGGCTTACCGACGGTGCTAACTACTACATCATCGCGGCGACTGCGTCTGAGTTTCAGCTATCGCTCACCTCTGGCGGCGCTGCAATAGATTTGACAGCCAATAATCAGGTCACGATCGACAGTACAGATGTTGCCGTAGTTGACACGGTTAACGACAAGATCATTACAGCCAACACGTTTAGCGACGGTGAAATTGTTACTTATAGTAATGGCGGCGGTACGGACATTGGCGGCTTGGTCGATGGAACGGATTATTACATTATTAACGCATCAGCCACAGAGTTTCAGTTGTCAGTAACATCTGGCGGCGCGGCAGTGACCATCACTGCGGTTGGCGTTGGCGCAGCACATGTATTCCGTCAGGACATTGGCTCAACGCATTCATTTACCGTGGATCACGGCGCAGGCCACGAGCTGGCGCGCGTAAACTTTGGTGTTCTTGAACAGACCGTTTCTGGCTTAGTGGCAACACCAGACAAGCAAGACACGCACGACGTCATCGTCACGCTGATTGACCCTGATGACGACAGCGACGCGACAACAGTCCCAGACGTTAACGTCAAGGTGACGGGGACGACCAGCACGACAGTTCTTGTCGACCAAAAGCTAAGTGTTGGTACAAACCGTTTCCGCTTCGGCGCTGACGATACTGAAGTCAAAATTGAAATCGTGCCAAATGCATATGACACTCCAAACTTTGATATCGACGACATTTCTTTGCGCTTCTACACGGTCGCTGAGCCAGTAGACAATGCGCCTATAAATAACCTTGGCGTGCATGTCACTGAGGAGCGTTTTATCTTTGCGCTAGGATCGTCAAATAACCCAAAGCAGATTTCTTGGTGTGACTTTGAGGATCGCGATACTTGGACGCCGTCAACGACAAACCAAGCTGGATCGCAAGTACTACAAACAAGTGGACAAATTATGTGTGCTGCGCAGGGGCGCGGCAATACACTGATTATAACTGATACAGACTGTCATTCTGCCACATATGTAGGTCCGCCCTACATTTATCAATTTAGTAGAGTTGGCACACACTGTGGCGCGGTGTCACGAAAGTCTGCGGTTTCCACTGACAGAGGGGTTTTCTGGTACGGCCAAGAAAACTTTTTTGTTTACGATGGTAATACTGTAAGTGTTTTACCTTGTGACGTTCATGACTACGTGTTTGGTGACTTCAACACGTCCCAGCAGTCTAAGGTTTGGGGTATGGTAAACGGATCACATCAGGAAGTGTGGTGGTTTTATCCAAGCAACTCTGCCACAGAATGTGACCGGTATGTTGCTTATGACTTCATGGAACGTCATTGGCTTGTTGGAGAGCTATCCAGAACAGCAGGAATTTCGCGTGGTGTCTTTGCATATCCTATCATGGCCAACAAACTAACAGAGTCCACAGATTTAATGGATCACGAAATTGGTCACAACTACGACGGCTCTACAGTCTTTGCAGAAACTGGCCCAATAGCTCTAGGAGCGGGAGAGCAGATCGTAAAAGTAAACAGCGTTATCCCTGATGAGAAAACGCAAGGCGATGTTCAGATGACCTTTAAGACGCGCTTCCACCCCAACGAAGCTGATCGTAGTTACGGGCCATTTGACCCAACAAATCCGACGTCACTGAGATTTAGCGGGCGGCAATTCCGTATGCGCGTTGAGCAAGATCAGGCTGTCGACTGGCGTGTTGGAATTATGCGATTAAACACAATAGCCGGAGGGACTCGTTAATGCCTGCGATCCCACCGATCATTGGCGAAGATGTAAGAGAGTGGGGACGTAACCTCAATCTCTTTTTGCGGCGCAACTTAGGCCGCATCTTTTTTAAAACAGACGAAGACAGCCCAGCAGAAAATGGCGTTCTACTTTGGGATGACACAAACGGTTATCCTGTGGTGTCTAAAAACGGCGAGTTCGTGCAGGTTGTCTTGGAAGATGGGCATTGCTCGCTCTATCGCACAACTGACGTGACAGCGGCCTCTTCTAATACCGCTTATGCGATCCAGTATGATGCGCCAACTGGGAATAAGAGTATTTCGCTGGACGGGACAGACCCGACTAAAATCGTATTTGACGAGGCAGGCCAATACTTAATTATGTTTTCTGCGCAGATCGCATCGTCATCAGGAAGCACGGTAACCTTTTATTTTTGGCCCCGATTAAATGGTACAGACGCCCCAAATAATACTATGATAAACTCACTGCATAACAACGGGGCAACATTTGTCGCATCACGCAGCGCAAAATTTAATGTAACGGCTGGCGACTACTTGCAGGTCATGTGGGCAACGTCTAGCACAAGTGGACGGCTAGACGCGCAGGGGGCGACAGCGTTTTCACCCGCAGCACCAGCTTCGACTGTCCACATAACGCGCTTACATGGTTAGGGTTTCAGTTTGAGCGATAATGTTGTAAACTTCAATCCAAAGCCCACGATCCGTGTGACGCCAGCAATAGACAATGTGCAGTCGGAAGTCGAAAGAGCACTGCCTTTATTGGAAGCATCAATACGGAAGAACGAAAGAAACGTCTCTATGGAGGATGTTGTTTCGGACTTGCTGGGGGGTGGCAGTCTTTTATGGACTGTTCACTTGCAGGACACGTTGATTGCCGCATTTACTACATGCGTCATGAAGCACCCTCAAAGGCACACTCTCTTTATCGAATATATGGGCGGTGCTGATATGAAGATTTGGATGAACGCGGCGTTAAATATGTTAAAAGAAGTTGCAAAGCAGGGTGAGCTATCTGGGATTGAGGCGGACGGTCGCCTTGGATTTGCGAAGTTTGCTAAGCAACACGGTTTTGTCGAGAAATATCGGCACTATGAAATGGAGTTTTAAAGATGGGTAGCAGTGGCGGCACTTCAACATCGACAACAACAATGGACCCGATGCAAAGCCAGTATCTCAGCCAGTATATTATGCCTGCCGCTGAGCGTATCGGAAGTATGGAGTTTACGCCTTACGAGGGTGAACGTGTCGCGGGTTTATCTGACTTAGAAAGCCAAGCGGTCGCAGGTTATGGCGGACTGTCTCTTCCATCAGAGTACCAAGCAGCATCCGATATCTACTCAGGTGTAGCTCAGCGAACGCCACAAGAGCGGATGATGCGCATTGGCGAAATCCAAGAGCAAATGGCGCCGATGTTAAATCGTAAATTTGCGCAGCAAGGCGTTGGCCAAGAGGCGCAAGCAATTAAGGCAGGCGCATTTGGTGATCGCAGAGACGTTTACGAAGGTGAGCGCCAAGCTGCGTTGGAGGCAAACGCTTTCAACCTTGCGTCACAAGAGTTGCAGCGACGCGATGCTTCTAGATTAGGCGCAGCCCAAGGTATGATGGGCGCGGCGCAAGGTCGTCAAGCTGCAGACTTGCAGCGACTAGGTGCTCAGATGGGCGCAGGCGCAACGGCTCGTGGCGTAGATCAGGACACGCTAAACAAAGCATACGAAGCCTACCTAATGGAACAACAGTTCCCACTGACGCAGTTTTCTGCGCTTACTGGTGGATCGGCATCTTTCCCTGCTGGTATTGGCACTACAACCGGAAGCTCAACTACGCGCGATCCTATGGGTAATGCAGGCGCATTGATGTCGGGAGCTGGTAACTTAATGTATGGCATGTCGTTCCTATCTGACGTTCGGTTGAAGGATGACATTGTTCACGAAGATACGCGAAACGGTGTTAAGTTCTATAGCTGGACTTGGAATAAGGATGCCCAGAGTAAGGGTCTGAAGGGGCGTTCATACGGTGTTATCGCCCAAGAAGTTGAGGAAATTTACCCACACCTAGTTGAAGTCGGATCAGACGGATACAGACGCGTTAAATATAGCGACCTTTACAAGGAAATCGGAGATACAAATGTCATCGTATGATTCATTCCGTCGTGCCATAGAAAAAGTGCAGGGGCCGTTAACGCCCGCAATGACACCCACAGTGGGGCCATCATTTCGCGGTAGGCCGACGCCTTACGGGATTACCGACGACGATGTAGATTTGCCATATAACCCAGATGAAATTTTACCTCCTGATGCACCTCTGGACCAGCAAGTTATTGGAACAAAAGCGCCAGCCCCAGTCGCGCCTGTAGTTGCGGCGGCGACTAAACCCATGGCGGCTGCAGCGGATGAGGAATCGGACCCATACGGCGCACTTACAAAGACACAAAAGCGTATGCTTGCGTTTGCCGCGATTGCAGATGCTGGCGCAGCTTTGCAAGGTAGAGAAGGTACAAAAGTCGCAACTGTACTTGGCGATTTTACAAAACGTGCAGACCAAAAACGTAAAGAGCGGCAGGCTCAAATTGAGTTAGATTCTGAAATGGCGCGCCGCGAGCAATTAATGACGTTACTTACTGGCGCACCGATGATGCCGACGGGAACGCCTTCAAGCTCCGGCGTCTCTAGCGATATGAGTGCGGCGGAAATTGAGCAAAAGATAGCGCAGCTCACAAGTCAATTAGGCGTTTATGCTGGGCTCGACCAGCTTGATGCATTTAACACTAATATGGAACTTCTACGCACCCAGCTTGAAGATGCGCGTGCAAAAGAGACTGCGGCAACTGAAAAGCGCACTGTTTCCCAAGGTAAGTTGATGGAAGCTAAAACCGCGATGGGCGCGGCGCGTGATGCGTTAGGTGCATCATTGGGCTTGGAGGGTGATGAGCTAGACGCACAATTAAATGCTTTAATGTCTGGCGATGCAGAGCTTGACCCGAGTAGCTTCTTCTTAACGCGACAAGGGTTCATACCAGACAGTCGTCGTTTTAAAGAATTCCAAGCCGCTGCAAATCAGCTTGGCGCAATTATGACGTTCCAAAACATGGCGGAAGTAATCGCCGCTGGTGCAAAGCTCGGCATCTTATCTGACAGCGATATTCGCTTGCTTGGCCAATTAAGCGGAGTTATTGACCCAGTCGATATGCCAGTTCAAACGGCTGAAAATATTCTCACGCTTTATGGTAAGCTAGGTGAAACAATCAACGCCCTTGAAAGCGAGCTTGCGCCAGAGGACCGCGTCAACCGGCTACTGAAAAAGTACAACTTGGATAGTTAATATGGCAACCATTGAAGCCTTAATTAAAGCCGCAGAGGCAGCGGACGCCGCAGGAAACGAAGATGATGCACGCGCACTCCTACAGGAAGTTCAGCGGATGCAGTCGGAAAAGTCAAAACCTGCAAAGAAAGCTAAAACGTCAAAGGCCACAGATTACGGCGCACTTCGCACGTTGGCTCAGGGTGTTTTATTAGGTTTTGGTGACGAAGCCGAGGCTTACGTAAGGTCAACATTCACTGGCAAGGACCGTGACGCGCTACTTGAAGAGATACGCGGCGACATCAAATCGTATGCCCGCGCTAATCCAGCTCGAGCCACTGCCCTTGAGGTCGGCGGCGCGATTTTACCATCACTTGTTCCAGCGGGCCTTGTTGCGCGCGGAGTGTTGGCGGGCGCTAAGGCTGGCGGCATCGGACGTGCTGCGCTACAGGGTGCCAAGGCAGGCGCTGCAGAGGGCGCTGTGGCAGGGTTTGGCTCTGGCGAAGGTGGACTTGCTAATCGATTAGAAAGCGCAGCTCTGGGCGGCGCTGCAGGCGGTGCGTTAGGCGCAGCGGCTCCTGCGGTAGTTGGTGGTGCTGCCGATATTGGTATGCGCGCGCTAGACGCAGCCGGCTTATCTAGCCCAGCGCGCGCAGCGGCTATGGCGGAACGCCGCGTTGGTAAAGCGCTAGAGCGCGAAGGATTAACGCCGCAGCAAGCTCTGGAGACTACTCAGAGAGCTCAGGCAGCGGGCGCACCTATGATGATGGCCGACATTGGCGAAGCCACTCGTGGGGCCGCATATGCGGCGCAGGCGGTGCCATCAGCGACGCGCACGGGTGTACTTGAATCCATGATGGAGCGCAGCGTTGAGCAAGGCGGACGCATCGCAGACGTCACCGCTGAGAAGATGGACGCGACAGGCGCCTACGGCTTGGACTTCTTGGAAGAGCTATACGACAACCAAGCGGCCAAGTTTAAGCCGCTATATGATGCGGCTGATGTCGATATTTCAGCGGCGCCGTTCCGCAAATTTGCAGAGCGTAAGGTATTTAAGGACGCGTTCAAAGCTGTCCAGAGCCGCGCGGATACACTTGGCGAAGAGCCGCTTGAAGATTTGGCGACAACGCTGGCCAACGATACGGTGCCAACATCCTACTTGCAGAAGATTGCGCAGGGTCTGGATCGCGTCATAAACTCGAACACTGACACAGTCACTGGCAAGCTGAACGATACAGCGCGCGACGTACTTACAGTGCGTAACCAGTTCAAAGATGAGATTGGCAAACTGAACGAAGCGTTCGCAAAGGCCGACGCACAATTTGCAGACTACTCTGACATGCGCCGCGCATTTGACGTGGGCGACAGCTTCGAGCGTTTGAGCGAGCAAGAGTTTGCACGCAAAATTGCGAAGATGAAACCAGACGAAGTCGAAGCGATGAAAGTCGGCATGATCACAAAGATACGCAATATTGCGTCTGGATCAGATCGTACTGATTACGTGCAGCGTTTGTTTGGATCGCCAAAGCGTCGTGAGGCGCTGCGTAAGGCGTTCCCAGATGAGGCATCTTTCGATCAGTTCGAAGAGTACATGCGCGCAGAGGCAGCCATCCAGCGCACGCAGCGTCGTGTTCTTGGCGGATCAGATACGCAGCGCAACATCCAAGAGATGTCAGAGCAGGGCGTCGATCCACTTTCAATGATGCAGATCATTGCCGGCGGACGCGGTGAGGCGATGCGTCAGGCGGTAGGTGCACTAGGCACGCGTGCTCAGGGTATCGGCGCACCGGTCGCAGAGCAAATGTCAGAGATGTTATTTGCCAGAACGCCGCAGGCACAGCAACGTGCGATGCAGCGTTTGACAGGTCGTCAGGTGCAGGATCAGATGCTACGTCAGCGGATTGGATTACGGCCTGAGTTGTATGGCGGCATCCTTGGCGCGGCGATCGGGCTGCGCACTGACGAGTATTAAGACTTAGTCGTGCGCTTTTTTGGCGCCGGCTTATTCGCCTTTTCCAGCTCAGCCGCCAACTGTTCAATTAAGTTTGCCGCGTCGACGCAAGCCTTGTGCAGTGCGTAAGGATTGTTGAAACGCTGTGGCAATTTTAGGTTCTTCACCAGCTCTTCTTGTACGGGTGTCATGGTATCCTCCGTTAATATGTAGTTAACTTTTACACGCCAAGGTATTGTAAAGCAAACGCCAATTATGTAGGGTTTTCGTGAATGCCCAACCCATGTCCAAGCATTCACCTCTCTCTGTACTGGCCCTGCGCTTCGGCGTGGGGCTTTTTTTCTTGCATAGGTGTTAACAGTGTGTTAACAAGATGATGTACAGAGAATCACAGGAGGTAAAAATGATTTTTGGAGACAACACTAACACTACCCTAATCGCTTACGTCGGGCCGTCAGAAGATACTCACGTCGAATATGTAGCTGCAGAAATTTATTTTGCAGAAGACTTTGATATTAACAGCTTGCCAAAGAGTGTCCGCGCTCACCCAAAGATGACCATCACATGCACACCTACAGCTAAAAATGCCAAGAACGAAACTGGGATTAAGCGTTTGCGCCGCATCTTGAAAGCCCTTGAGGGTCGCAATGTTAAGGTGGTGATGCCTTTCGCTAACAGCATCACCGAAGATGAGTTTTTCGCACGATACGCATGATCATGTGGCCTCATAACTTAGTCGACTTCATCAAAGCGCTGCACAACGTAGATGTTGTGTGGCGCCCCACTAACCCAGAAGAGGAGTGTCCGTTTTGACATATGACATAACAACAGGTGAATATGTAATCACATTAGAAGAGCGCAAAGAACAACTGGTTGATCGCATCAAAAAGCGCTTGATTAAGATTGAACGCCTTAACGATATCAAAGGTGTGCGCAGTGGCAGCATCAGCGCAGACATTGGCATCGAGATGGCGTTGCTATCAGACGACCGCGCAGAGCTACGTGAGGTGCAGAAAGTGTTGGGTATAGATGTTAAAGTCTGATCTACTTATCGCCGTTCTATTCGGCCTCACAGGCGTCGTGGGAGCGCGCTTTATCGAATTAATGTTTTTTGGGGGTATGTGATGGACTTTGTTTGGCCAAAAAATATGGTGCCCACAGAGGAACGCTGGTTCAAGTGCCTGCACCACATTCGCGCATTATGTGCGATTGAGAACAAGATACTGCAGAAAAAAGTAAACATGACCAACGCGCAGCGCGCAGCCGGTCAGAAGGGCGGGCGCAAGCGCAACGAACGTCACTATCAGATCGTCGTAGAGATGGCTGCAAAGGGATACAGCAACGACCAGATTGCGCGAAGGTTGGATATAACGCGGCAGCGGTTATACGAGTTTCGGTCTAAACATAAAATATGATATAAGGTCCCTACGGGGGCCTTTTTTTATGGAGGACGTAGCCATCCCTTACGCAGACAAGGAGCGCCAGCGCGCTTATAATCGCGAGTACCGCAAAAAGTATTACCAGAAGAATAAGAGGAAAATCCAAGACAGAATCAACAGCTACCGCAAGAACAAGCGGAAAGAGTACCGTGAATGGAAAGCCACTTTATCATGCGTCAAGTGCGGATACTCGCATCCGGCGGCGATAGACTTCCACCACGTCATAAAAAGTCCAGACAATCAGAGGGTCACAGACTTAGTTCGTAACGGACGATTTGGCGCAGCACAGAAAGAAGCATTGGAGAGATGCATCGTGCTCTGTGCAAATTGCCACCGCGTGCTACATGATGAGGAAGGTCGTGCGGAGAGCCAGTAAGTGTCGGGCTATACTGGGGACCAACAAAACCGCCCGTGGTGTGGACGCGGCTAATTGGTTTGCTCTCCGCTGCGTCTTTTTAATTTAGTGAGCGGCGCGGTCAACACTAAAATTGCATTCCAGATAGCAATTCCCATTTGGCTAGGCGTAGGCAGTAACCAGCCCAGTAACGCAACCAAGATTAACCACATTGGCGTGTCCTGATTGTTTACCGTTACCGTCTCGGCTGGCCCCAACTCAACCTCCTTGATCGTCTCCGTCTGGACTACGTCCCGCCCAGCGGAAGTCGTCGTCTCTTGCTTCACGGCTGTTTGTTCCACCTCGCGGGCGATGTTTGTACCAATCGGTGTCACGCTCACCCCACCAGATGGCGCCAAGAAAGATGGCAACCCCAAGCAGCCCCCAAGTAAGAGTGGCAGGCATATGATGATTACTCGCTTAGCCATTGCCCTACGTCAAAACATGGGCACGCCTTGGAGGCGTAATCGTTGTGACCTGACACGGTGCTAATTGTCGGGAACTCTTCTTTAAGGCTATCGATTAGCGCGTGCAATTCGCGGTGTTGCTCTGGCGTAAAGTTATCTAGAAAGTCGTCATCGGCTGCACCCCCGCGACCGCCCACAAGTGCGATCCCGATCGTGCCCTTATTATGGCCACGAGTATGCGCGCCATTGCGTGTGATCGGACGGCCTGCGGCAATCTGTCCACTGCGGTGGATCACGAAATGATATCCGATATCTGACCACCCTCTCTCAGTTTTATGCCAGCGGCGAACCTCTTCTACCACTTCATGCGCATCCCGATCGATGAACCAGTTCCTGTTTGTCGCCGTGCAGTGCACGATTATTTCGTCAATATGTCTCATTTCTTAGCTCCGGATAGTGAAAAGTAGGCAGCAACCAAAGCTGACAACGATCCATACATCATCATTAAAACCGCACTAGCTTCGTTCATACGCACTGGGTCAATGATAACAGCGAACGTGGATATAATCATCATCCCCAATGCGGACCATGCCATGCGGCGCTTATTAGTCTGGTAAGTCTCTTTATCAGGTATCAGTTCGTTCATGTAGCACCTTTAACGCTATTTCTCTGATGGTGGTAATTATAAGCAATTTATTGTCAGCGGTCAAAACTCCCCACCGCCCGTGGCTAACCTCGACTAACTTCAACGCAATACAACCCCGTACCATTGCGCAGTAAGGCAGATGCTTTCATGCGCTCTTTGTCGCACTCTACTCTGTTGGGATACGTTCCGCCAATCTGGTAAAAGTCCAAACCATCGCCAGATAGGGCAACAAACAAAAGCACATAGATCATATGACCCCCCTGTAATCGAGCGCCCAGTAGACTAAGCCGACAATCGCTATCATAATCGTAAGCACGACCATTATGATCGCAACCAACTCTTGTTGTTCTTCGCGCTCTCTTGCCTCTCTGCGCTCACGCTCTTTGCGCTCCTTGGCTATCTCACGCCGCAGCTTTAGCAAGTCCTGATAAGCTGAGAAGCCGCGCGTGTTGACAATCAACTCACGGAGTTGCGCCTCGGCATCGATGGCTTGTTGTTTTTGCATCCACGTATCCATCGCCTCCTCGTTGGATGACGCGAACAAGCTGTTCTTCTTTTTCTCGTGGGCCTTTTTTGCGCCGTCGACGCTGTCAAAGAATCCAGCGATCTCCTTGGACATCGAGTGGATTTGCTTCCCCGCCGCAATGCCACCCTTAATCGCGGCGAACGCGGTGAGGGGATCGATCATTTTGCAAACGCATCATTCAGGAGAATGACCTCTAACTTCTGCACTTGCAGCGTCAGCTCGTGTGTCGTTGAAATGTTCCAGCCGATCAGCGCAACCACCGCCGCAAACAGCACAGACACGATTGCTTTTTGGTCCATTTAATCATCCGCCATTTTTTCCAGCGTTAATCGAATTTGCTGGATGTTTTCATCGATACGCGCAGACATGATTGCCTGCGTTTGTGTCGTATCTTCTAGCTTCTGGATCATAATTTCGTGGCGCGCGATATTACGTGTGTTTTCATCAACACCACTGGCCAACATAGATACATACCAAACGACGCCTGCCGCCTGCACAAAAATAGCAAAAAGGATGCCGTATTTTTCCATAATCCGTACCGCTGTAATTTTTTCTAACATTACCACAACAGCAAGTATTGCGCCACATCCCTGTTCATGTTAACACGGTGTTAAATATGGAGGATATTATGTATCAACTTAAACAAATTGGCCCACGGATTCGTGAGCAAGTATATCATGCGCTGCAAAATTACAGCGCCATGACTAGGCTATCGATGTCAAAGATAGTTGAAGACGCTGTCAGAGAATACCTCGAAAAACAAGGCTTTGAGGTGGCTGATGATCATCGGAATTGATTGTGGTTACCGCACAGGCGGCGTTGCGTTAGTCGGTGATGACTGGGCAGAGGTTCATGACCTACCAACATACGACGAAGGCGGTGTCGATGTTGTGGCTCTTATGGATATATTGACCTCGGTCGATCGAGTGGATCACATATTCATTGAGAAGCAGCAAGCTATGCCAAAGCAGGGCGTCAGCTCTACTTTTAAGTTAGGCTTTGGTTATGGGCAGATATTGACGACGTGCGCGTTGTCGCGGACTGCATATACTCAGGTCACGCCCAACACTTGGAAACGATCTCTCAATCTTCCACGCGACAAAGACGCAGCGAGACGGCTGGCGCAGCAATGGTTTCCGGACCTTGCGTCACAACTAAAGCGCAAGAAGGATGAGCACCGCGCAGAGGCATTGCTGATTGCGCTTTATGGAAGGGGGAAATTGTAATGCCAGTACACTTGGACATGTCCAACAGCGATTATCACTCGCTGCCACACTTATCGTCATCAGGCGCAAAGACGATTGCCCTGCAGTCATTGGCCGACTTTAAATATGGCGAGCGCAAAGAAACGACAGCGATGCTAATCGGTTCTGCGGCGCATACTCTTACATTTGAGCCGCACAAGGCAGACGAAATTTGGGAGTGGGGAGGCCGACGCGCCGGTAAAGAGTACAACGAGTTTAAAGAAAGCGCCGACGAGGCGGGCGCGATCATCTTAAACACTGCAGAATATGACAAGGTGCACCGCTTAGCAGAAGCCGTCAGAGCCAACGGCGCAGCCGCTGAGTTGCTATCTGGTGACCTTGTGTGTGAGGCAAGCGTACTAACTAAAGATGCACCCACGGGCGTTGAAATGCGCGCACGGCCTGACGGCTGGCGCAAAGACATTGCGTGCCTGCTAGACTTGAAAACAACGATAGACCCATCACCAGAAGGCTTTGCAAGGCAGGCTGCAAACCTTGGGTATCACATCCAAGAAAGTTTTTATCGTCGAGTTATGGAGCTTGACGGGCACGAGGTGGATCGGTTTATCTTTATAGCTGTCGGAAAGGATGCACCATACAAAGTTGGTATTTACGAATTGGACGCCGAATCCCTAAACGAAGGGGACGCGGCGGTACAATACGCGCTGGAGCAGTATGCAATAGCGCAAGCGAACAACGAGTGGACTTACGATTACGGGGAGTTGATGACGATCCGTATCCCGCCATTCTCGTTCAAATTCACAGAGGCAAACTAAGTCAAGGAGACACATCATGCCAATTACATTCGGATCAAGTGACAACGAGGGAAGCGGAGTATACATCCGTGGAAACCTACCGCAAAACCGCTGGTGGGCAAAAACGGAGGCCGGCGACGAGCCGATCGACATGGAGCGCGGCTTTGCAATCGACATCAAAGAGGTCGTCTTCGGATGGCTTCACATCGATGTGGGCGTTCGTGACTGGCAGGCGTGGCCATCGCCTAGCCAACGCACTGAGCGGCCAAGCGAGAACCATAAGCAAGGGTTTAGCGTCAACTGTTGGCTCGCTGATGGGCGCGCTGCAGAGTTTTCTGGGAATAGCTACGGCTTGGGACAGTTTATCGCAAAGCTGTACAACAAAGCTGAAGAGATGCCAGAATTCAATCAGGGCAAGGTTCCAGTCGTACAAGTAACGTCGACAACACCTGTCGTCGTTGGAAAGGGAACGTCGTATGACGTTGGCTTCAACATTCGCACATGGATCGATAAGCCTGCGGCGGACGCAGCGCCAGCGGCACCTGTAGAAGCGGCACCTGCACCTGCACCAGCCCCTGCGCCGGCACCCGCGCCAGCAGCCGAAGGGAACAACTTCGGGTTCTAACAAAAGTAATAACGTGGGGCGCTACGGCGCCTTACGTTCCACGACGCAGAGGGAAAACAATGTCAGAGGCATATTTTAACAAGGTATTGGATGGCGCGGTCACTGACGTGATTGCATCCATGAAGGGCGGCAGAAACGAAAACTTAAATAAGGCAGCGTTTGCAATTGGACGGCACGCGCACCTATCGCCCGCCAACACAGATAACGCGATCCTGCAGCTACACACAGCGGCAAAGCAGATCGGACTAAAAGACTTCGAGATCAAGTCGACCATTGGGTCAGGCTTTAAGCGCGGGGCAGAAAACCCGAAGCAGCTCGAAAACTCGGATATACAACCGTATATACCGAGTGAACTGGAGCGTTTAGTTTCACGTTTGGCCAGTAAAGACTTAATCGTTCGCGACGAAGAGACGCGCAACGACAAAATAAAGAAGGCTCAGGACGCGTGGGAGCGCGCTGTACCTATCTCACGGGAAAATAAGGACGCAGTACGCCCAGCGCTACTTTACCTCAACTCACGCGGCCTTGCAGCGTCATCTGCAGTGGGCGTGGCAAAGTTTAGCCCGAACACATACGATGGGCCCGCCATCATCTTTGCAGCGACAGCGCCAGACGGAACGATCGAGGGCGTGCAAAGCGTGCTACTTACACCCGAGGGTAAGAAGCGCGAAGTCAACGGCATCAGCAAATACTCTCGGGGTGTCATTGCTGGAAATGTAATGCAGATCGGCGACATGCAAGGCGATAAGCCAATTTGCATTACCGAAGGCCCAGAGGACGCGCTCAGCGTGCGACAGGCTGCGGGTGACGATGCTGTGGTGATCTGCACCTTCGGTAAGGCTGGCATGTCTACATTCGTGCCGCCACGCGCCTCAGATGTAACGCTATGCGCCGACCCTGACCTTGACGTAGAAAAATGCGCGGACGTACTGCAAGGCGACGGGTCAACGACGCTGCATGTGGTGCGGTTTGACCAGCTCGGCGTCGAGAACGTCAAAGACGCTAACGACTACCTACGCGAGGCCGGCAAGGATAAGCTGCGCGAGGCATTAGCGTACGCAAAACCGTACGCCCAAGCCGTGCAAGAGATTAAGCAAAGCGAGCGCCAGTGGCCGACAGAGTTCGAGGTCATTGATCCCACGCTGATCCCAAAGCGTCGTTGGGTCTATGGCAAACATTACATCCGTGGCTACGTCAGCGTGCTTGCGTCGATGGGTGGCGTTGGTAAGACTTCAATGCAGGGCGTGGAAGCAATCGCGATTGCGACAGGCTTGCCGCTACTCGAAGAGACGATCCACGAAACAGTAAACGTGTGGGTCATCAACGGCGAAGACCCGCTAGAAGAGATGCAGCGCCGGTTTGCTGCAATCATGATCCACTATGACATCAAGCCAGAGCAAATACAGGGCAAGCTATTCTTGGACGCGGGCCGTGACCTGCAAATCCAGTTCGCAAAGCAAACGCGCGATGGCATCTTAACCGACGAAGACATGTTGCAGTTCATGGTCGACGAGATAAAGCGCAAAAACATCGGGTTGGTCATCATTGATCCGTGGGTTGGCTTCAACGACATCAACGAAAACGACAACGTCGCAATGAACGCAGCCGTCGCAGCCGCGCGCTGGGTCGCAGACCAGACCGACGCAGCGGTCGTTTTGACGCACCACATTCGTAAGACAAACGGCGAAGACGCAACAATCGACAGCGTGCGCGGCGCTGGATCGTTGATCGGTGCAGCGCGTGCGGCGCGGATCATCAACAGAGTGAGCCAAGAAGACGCGCAGAAGCTGGGCGTGTCAGACGAGGAAAGCCTCGGCATATTCCGTGTGGACGATGGCAAGGCAAACCTTGCACCGCCCGCAGCAAAGGCGCTGTACCGCCGTATGCACGGCGTGGAGCTACCAAACGGTGAATATGTGGGCGTGTGCATACCGTTCAAAATGCCTGACCTGTTCGACGGTGTCAGCGCCCGTGACGCGATGGAGGTGCAGCGCCTGATCGGTGCAGCGGCGGAGCGTCAGGAGCCAATGCGCCTAGACGCACGCGCAAAGAATTGGGCGGGCAACGCAATCGCCGTGCAGCTCGATTTGGACGTGGATAAGAAAAACGAAAAGGCACGCATCAAAGCGATCCTGAAGAAGTGGTGCGAGACAAACGTGCTGAAGGTCGAAGAGTGGCCAGATAAACGAGCAGGACGCGACGTGCAGTGCGTCGTCGTTGGAGAGTGGATCAGTGCATCGGAGTTGGGATCATGAGCCGTCACAGCCCAAAGAGTAAGCAGCGTCATCCTGACGCACCGCGCGAACACTTCGAGGTGGCGCACATAACATTCGAGATTGCGCCGGACGTAAAGACGTTCGCGCTCATAGCTGGGCAGGCGTACAGCGCGAAGGACCGCCGGCCACTGTTCAGCGCACACATCGAAAAGGGCATGAGCGAGCAGCTACGTGAGCTGGCGTTCAGGTTAAGACAACTGGAGGAGGACTTATGAGGCCAACATATGAAACGCAGGCGGACCGCAACAACGAGCGACGCCTCGCAGCAAAGATCGAGAAGCACTACAACTGCATACTGTCAAAGATGCCAATGAAGCTAAGCCTAGACTTTATGGCAATGCGCAACGGTAAGGCCGTGGCATTCATCGAGGCGCGGCAGCGCAAGATCACAATGAACACGTATCCGACTTACATGCTATCGCTCTACAAAGCCACGCAGGCGCGCCTGCTAACGATGACGACTGGCCTGCCATGCTTCTTAGCCGTGCAGTGGACTGACAAGGCTGGTATCGCGGAGCTGCCGCCGTCGTTCGAGGATATGCATGTCGAGGTCGGCGGAACAGCGCGACGAGACGATCCACAAGACATCGAGCCTATGGTACACTTCGATATAGCCAAGTTTAAGGAGCTGTAACCATGACAATACCATTACGTGAAGTAGAAGAAGACGAGAACAAGCTAGAGCTTGGCCGCATCGTCTGGGATGAAGAGGTCGGCGGCGCCGTCATCGAATGGAGCGCAGACGAAATGCCAGTGATGTCAGCGGCGCTGTTGGACGTCAAATTTGTGATGGAGGTGCTGCAAGGTGTCGATGCCGACGTGACAATGATGAAGGCGCTCAACAAGGCGCTGCTAACTGAGGGCACAAATGGCACGATGCACTGATACCACAGTTACCACAGTTGGACTGTGGAAGAGTGTGGAAGTGTGGTAAAAGAGGCCACTTTCAGTTCCACCACAGTTATTACGTATATATACGTAACTGTGGTGGAAACTGTGGACTAGGTGGAAACTAACTGTGGAAGGAGAGTTATGACATGGCAAAGAAGGCACGGGTTAACTATAAAGAGAAGAAGGCGCAGGGAACGCTTAATGATGACGGGACTAAGATCAGTGCTGGCGTATGGGGCCAGTTACGTCCGCTAGATGAAAAGGCGAGAGAGAAGATAGCGAAGTGGGGAGACACTTTGCCTGACTTGGTATCACCTGATCTGGCAGGCAGGTTTGAAGCTGCATACGAGGCGCTCAGAGAGCGTGTAGATGCGAATGATGTCGTTGGCACCAATCAGATCGCAACGCAGCTCATGCGTGCGTGGGATGTGTTGGAGAAGGCGGCAGAGGATGCAGGGCATAAGCCGCTACCGCCGCACGCGTATTGTGTGCAATGTGAGGAGGAGATAATTTGCTTTGCGCTACACGGGGCAGCGGAACTGCGAAAGAAGTATCCAAGCTGGATCGTGTACAGCTTCGAAGATGCAGCACGCATCATCAGATTTGACTGGACGGAGACTTTCCTGAACAATGCGTTCAACACGTTTCCGAATGCAAAGGTAACGAGAATGGTGCGTGATGGTGATGAACGCATCAACTGGGATTTAGGTGGAGATGATATACCATGGTAACGAGAGACGAGATATTAGATATCGCAAAGACACTGATCAGCGGTGACAGGCACGAGGATTACGGGGATGCAGAGGATAGCTTCAAAAGCATTGCACGGCTCTGGACAGCGTATCTAGACGTGCCCGTGTCACCTATGGACGTGGCAAACATGATGATGCTGTTGAAGATGTCACGGTCACAGACATCGCCGGACAAGGCGGATACATGGGTCGACATCTGCGGATATGCAGCACTAGCTGGGGAGATGATGTCTGATGGGAAGAAGTAACATCGCGAAGGCAAAGTTAGCGGCGCTCGAAGAGATCGGAGAGGATGAGCTGTTCGAGCAAATCGCAAGCGGTAAGAGCGTGCGAAGCCTGATGAAAGAACGCGACATCGGCTATAAGCTGTGGTCGCGTTGGTTAGATGCAAAAGCTGGCAGGCGTGACAGGTACGCGGCTGCACAGCTAGAGGCTGGACACTATTACGCAGAGCGTGCGGTTGACACAGCTCAAAATACCGATCCATCGATGGTCAACGTCGCACGCTTGCAAGTGGACACTGACAAGTGGATGGCGTCGAAGCTGAACGCGCAATACGACACAAGACAACGTGACGTGGCAATCAACATCAGCGTCAACGACTTGCACGCGCAGGCTGCGCAGTTGCTTGGTGACGTGATCGATGGTGAAGCGGTCGAGGTGGACGATGATGACGTGTGAGCGTCGGAATCACACAGTGGCGAACACTTGTGCGCGGGCGCGCGCGAATAACAGAACGAGTGTTCAATTACAATCTGTTGACACTACATCTTGTGCCATTGCGTTTTTTGCATGGCTCGTTGCAGCGTTGCGACGCGCAAACGCCTTATTTATATGTCGTATGCAGGAATTAGAATTTAACATAATCGACATTATCAGAGTGACCTATGCAGAAAACGCAAAACACCCCCCCCTTTTGATTCGGCGGGCGGGCACAAATGCAAATGACCCCTCCACGCACCCCCACCCCCTCTTCGTAAACAGGTGTTAACATGACCCCTCAAAAAAAATTACAAGATAACCCGTTCGTCGCGTTGATGCGTCGTTACCGCAACGACCCCGTCTCGTTTGCGCGTGAGGTCATCGGCATCGAGCCCGACGAATGGCAGTGTGAGCTTTTGCAGTCGATCGCCGATCCTGACGCCCGACGCATCAGCGTTCGCTCTGGCCACGGTGTCGGCAAGTCGACCGCCGTTGCGATGGCTGCAATTTGGCACGTTCTGATGCGTATCCCATCCAAGACGGTTGTCACGGCGCCCACGTCGTCGCAGTTGTTCGACGCCTGTTTCGCTGAGATGAAAAACGTCGCCAAGCGGCTGCGCCCGCCGTTCAACGATTTGCTGGAGTTGAAGTCTGATCGTATTGAGCTGAAGAGCCAGCCTGAGAGCACGTTTATTTCGTGTAGGACGTCGCGGGCTGAGCAGCCCGAGGCGCTCGCTGGTGTTCACAGCGAGAACGTGTTGCTGATTGCCGACGAGGCCAGCGGTGTCCCGAACGCCGTTTTTGAGGCCGCGTCTGGTTCGATGTCTGGCCACAATGCGACGACTGTTTTGACGGGTAACCCGACGCGGAATACTGGGTTTTTTTATGACACGCACAATCGCCTGCGTGAAGACTGGCGCACGATGCATGTTTCCTGCGTTAGTAGCCCGCGCGTCAGCGACGATTTTGTCGAGGACATGAAGAAGCGTTATGGCGAGGACAGTCCGGCGTACCATGTGCGCGTTTTGGGAAATTTCCCGCCGTCCGAAGAGGACACGGTTATACCGGTTTCGTTGATCGAGCACGCGATGAATAACGATATTAAGGTTCACGAGGATACGCCCGCCATATGGGGATTGGACGTTGCACGTCAGGGCGGCGATAGCAGCGTGTTGTGTAAGCGTCAGGGCCCGTTGATCCATCCGCTCACGGTTTGGCGAAACCTCGACCTGATGCAGCTTACTGGCGCCGTGAAGGCGGAATATGACGTGTTGCCGCCGTCAAAGCGGCCAGTGGAGATCATTGTTGACAGTAACGGCTTTGGCGCGGGCGTTCTGGATCGCTTGCGGGAGTTGGATTTGCCGGCGCGTGGTCTGAACGTGTCGGAGCGGTCTTCGCAAAAGGAGACGTACATCAACCTGCGCGCTGAGCTGTGGTTTAAGGCGAAGGGCTGGTTAGAGGGCATGGACGTCAAATTGCCGCGTGACGACGCGTTATATGCGGATTTAGCGGCTCCGCGTTATCACTTTACCAGCTCTGGCAAGATGCAAGTTGAGAGCAAGGAGGCGATGAAGAAGCGCGGCGTTAATTCGCCCGACCGCGCGGACGCTGTTTGCTTGGCGCTTGCAAACGAGCACACGACGATGGCTTATGGGCGATCGTCGTCTGGGGCTTGGAGTAAGCCGCTGAAGCGTGGAATTCGTGGGGTAGTGTGAGAGGACGGAAAAGGAGTAAACCCGCCCTCTCGGTGCGTGATCACCAGCGGAGATTGCCACCGGCTCACGCTGCCATGGTTGACGGGGGAAATGCAGATAACCCTAAACCCGTCACCGCACTCATGGCTTACGGTGGGCGCTTGTGAGGCGCCCAATTTGTTAGTATTCAGATTTACGGTAAAGCAGGTTGATGCGATTGCGAACCCGCTTTTCCATTTCGTCTGTGAATTTCTCAGTAAGAATGATTTTTGTTTTCTTACTGTGTGCCTCCGAGAACAGGTACAAGCCAGCCATAAAGAATTCGTTTTTCAAGCTATTGCTTGCGCCGTGCACTTTAGTCGTCTCAAAGCGATGAAAGATATTTTGCATCATGCGTGACCACTCTGTCATGTTCATGTGCGATAGGTCGGTGTAGATGCGGTCCGCGGTTTCGAGGTCGCACAATTTCATATCAACCGCCATGATGTATGCCGCGCGGAACGGCGCGGACTTGAAGCGGCGATCCTTTGGCTTGATGACTTCGTTGACGCGGTACGAAAGCGTGAAAATGTTTTCGTTTCTGATGCGTTCGATATCATCAATGACGATTTTCCCTTTACGCAATGCGTTGACGCTATGCTTTAGTAGCCATTGCAGTGGCTGCAATACGGGTGACGGGATACCTGTTAGGTCGCTGTTGTTGCGATTTACGCCTTGGTCGAGTACGCGGAACACGTCCTCGTTCTGCACGAGCGCGACAGATGCCTCGATTGTGCACCCGCTCATGAGAACGGCGGATAGTCGGTGCTGACCATCGAGCAAGCGTTGCGGGCTGAACACGATTGGCTCTGGGCTAAGCATCCAGCGACCCTGTTCCATCTGTTTTGCGAGGTGGCGCACATGTGATGGACGAATACGGCGATTTCCAGTGTTCATTTCCAGCCACTTTTCGGCGTGCGCCGGCGTGATCTTGAATACTTTTTGTTCGATTTCTTTTGAGCGCTTTGCGCGTTTGACTTCGGATGTAATGCTCATGGTTTTTACTCTCCTGTACTGAGCGTTGATGGCCGTAGCTTTGGCCGTATTGACCCAGACAACTTGCCGGTGTTGATGCACATTAGATCAGCCGGTAGAGCGTCTGAGAGGGCTTCTGCAGCGCGCAAAGCGTTTGAGCACGCCTTAGAGCTGTCGAAGTACAT